TCAAGTCAAGGTATTCGGTGATTGTTCCTGTCGCTGATGGCGAATACTCATACCCAAATTCCACCTCGTAATCCGTGAATGAGTTTACGCATCCGCTTGGTGATGAATCGGTGAACTCCCAATTGTTTGTCACATAAGATTCCAAGATTCGCCCGATGTTAAACACCCCTTTGTTCGTACTTCCAAAATAGATGGGTGCTTTGAGTTTTGCCACGGTAGTTGATGCGACCTTGACATCAGCAATGAACTTGAAATTGTCCTTTGTGTAGATACCACCTGAAGATTCAGTGATCACGAAGTTCGTGTCATTGAATGCTGGGTGATAACTGTTGGGTTGTTGAGTGATAGATAATGCCACACACAAAAATAGCACTCCAAAGAATGCGTTCCATTTACAACATTTCGTGCAGACAAGCCACAACATAGGCATTGAATCCTTTTGTCGCTGCCTGTTCAATTCGCTTTTGTCTCTCCTTTGTTTTCTGCTTATAGAATGCGATGGTGTTCAGGAACTCAATCAACGGCATTGTGAGAATCGCATCCCACTTTGTGCGGTCTCCTTTGACAATTCTGTCAACCAATTCCAACCAACCTAACGGGCTGACGTTATCTCCTTGTTCAACTTCTCCATCTCCTTGATCAAATAAGATTGGATAGTTTTCAATAACTCTGGATAAACTGCCGAAAAAAAAAGCGAATAAGAATATGGCAACGGAACATCCATTGACAGAAACAAATCGCACTTGTCCTGGTAGTGTGCTTGAGCATCTTTGATGGTCTTTGACTTGCCGAAGAAATCCACCTCGTACGCAAGTAAAGCCATTATCTTGTGAAGGCTTTCAATCGTATCTCCGTTGAACACTTGCTGGAGTTCAATGAAATGGTGTCCACAAATCTCGTTGGGTGTTTTTGCCAACCTGAAGTATCTGCCTTTGTGCTTGAACATAAATTGCACAGGACGGTTTGGAAGCTCATTCAAGAACTCCAACTTTTTGAACTCTCGTGTAAGGTCATCAATCGGCATCGATTCAACCTTGTCCATTGACCAATGGTTAACGATGGCAAGTATGTTCATTGTCCGTTCAATGTTGGACATATCACGACAAGAGTGAATCTCTTGCAGTTGGTGGATGGTTATGTTGTTCCAGTTCATAGCGTTTCAATTTGTAACGGTTTAAGCAAAATAAAATGTTCCCGGTCTGTTGTGTTTTTTGCAGTCAACTGCCAATGCCAAAGCCATCACGCAGTCATCGTGCAACCCTTGTGGTGCGGTATATCTCACACCCGTTCTTGTGTATTCAAATTCAAAGTTTTCCATCTCACTTCCGATGGGTTCTTCAGGGAAATACACTTCCCTATTTTGTACGCTGATGACCAACCCTTCAATCAGTTGTTGTTTGCTCTGTGATGTAAACTTGAATCCTTTGATTCGGGGATGGGTTCGTTGCAATTGCTCAACGATAGGATCACCCACACCGGTTGAATCCACGAATGCAGGAATCACGCCTATCAATGTCGTAATTTTTGCCAATGTTTGCGACCAATCCGCTTGGAATCGGTCTACATATGATACGCAATTATTCGCATCTAACCCAATGATCACGGTATAATCCGAATACTTTGCCAAATCCACGCCCCAAGCGACAACACTTTTGTTGGTTACTGGCTTGTAGCAACTGCGGATTGCATCAATTCCGAATGGGTTTGTCTTGTCATCGGCTGGTTCTGCCAAATAGAGTTCGTTGAAGACGTGAAGTGGGAGATCTCGTTTGGCTTGTTCAACCTCCTCAAGTTTGAGAATCCCTTCCTTGACCGCATCATATGCCGTTATCTTGAAATACTTATACTCATTCTCCCCGCTTCTCGCCCGTTCGCCCAACTTGTAGAACCAATTCTTTTTCCCTTTGACATTCCCAATCAGTTTGCACTTGCCTTGTGTCGCAGTTAGGGTTGAACGCATCGCATACCACGATTCCTCACGCATACGAGATGCCTCATCTATCACCGCAGCGTAGACATCATCACCATACAAGTTGTCAGGCTTCTCACCTGATTTGAATTCTATCCTTGCACCCGTTGGAAGAGTGAGCAAAAGTTTGGTTTCGTTGCTGATGAAGAAGTTCTTGTCCGTGACTTGTGACTTCATCCTTCGGAATGCAATCTCCGCTTGTTGGTATACTGGTGCAACCCACCAAACTGATTGATTGTCCTTGCATTTCAACGCTTGTTCAAATAACCATATGATATGACTTGCCGTCTTGCCCGTCTTTGTACTCGCAGCAGTAATGGTAAAACGAGCATCACAATCAAGGATGTCTTTTTGATAACTCGTGACATATGGTCTTTGATAGGTTATTTGCATAAACTTTGGTACACACTTAATCGTGTTAGGTTGTGCAGTTCAAGGTTGTGGTATGTCTCACAATAGATGCGATTTGATTCGCCCATTGATTGTCTCACAGAATGACCAGCATCAATCAACTTTTCAATTGATGCCTTCCAGTTATTTTGAGTTGCGAAGATCACACCATCATTCCCGGTATGGTATAAGTATGGATAGACCGCTGAACATATAATGGGGATAGAATAAGCAGCGGCTTCCACAATCTTCAACTCCGATTTGCAGTTGTTGAAGTGGTTGTCCTGAAGTGGTGCAAGTACGAAATCAAAGTGCTTGTATACCTCACCGTATTCAAATACCGAAGTGCCTTGAACGATGTTGGCTTTGGGAATCAGTTTGACGATGTTGTTCCAGTGATCACTCGGAGTGTATCCGCAAATGTAGAAATCCACATCCATTGAATTGATGTCATCTGCAATGAGCTTCAAATCCTCCTCGTGTGTGATTCCACCAACCCATCCTATTTTCACTCTCTCGTTCTTTTCTTTTGGTTGCTTCCATTGGTTGTGAGATGTATCCAAACAGTTTGGCACAATGTAGACATTCTCATTGATTGTCCTCACTTCATTGGCAAGTTTTTGAGTGGTGCAGAATACCGCATCCGCATAGTTGATGGCATCCTTGATTGAGTTCTTGATCCCTTTGCGATATGCCCAGTATGCTGGATTGTATTTTGGAAGTACCCAATAATCATCTACATCAATCACATAAGGCTTCCCGGCATCGGTGATGCGTTTCAAGACATCGTACTGATTCTTTCCAAGCCATCGTGAGAAAACAATCACATCGTATGGTGCAAGGTCAACCGTCATCCATTCGGCTTGTGATTGGCAGACATCAACCACCGCTTCTCCGTTTATTTGCATTCTCAAATGTGGTGCATAGATGCGATGGTAAACAACACCATTGATTCCGTCTGTTAGTATTAAAAGTTTCATAGGGTATTAAGTAAGAAGTTAAAGCCTTGATTCGTTACATAGTCAAAGCCATTGTTGACAGGGATAACATTTGGTGAGTGAACGCATACTTCAAGCAATCGTTTTACCTTCATTTGCTCTGCGATGGCGTAGGTGCTTGACTGATTGCCAATGAACGCCTTGCAACTGCCGACAATGGTTGCCAACATCAAAGCATCCTGACATTTTAAGAGTTCACAATCCAACTGCCATCTCTCGGTGAATGCGATGTATTCGGATTCGTAACCAAAGAACACGCACTTGTGTTCCTTGAGTGGGAAATAGTTAATATCGTGATTGCGATAACGAGCAGAGAAGTTCAAGAGAATCTTGTCCGCAAAGTATGGGATCGGTTCACTCGCTTCAATGCAAGGTTCGTGAAGGTCGGTGATCAATTCAGGATAGACAAGAAAGTGATTCCGTCTCAAATCACCAGCAGCGAGATTCAATCCGTGATGCCTGAACTTATCAAAGTCATACCCCATATCAATGTGCGAGTGCATCTCAACCCTTCTTATGTAGGATTGATGCTCAAGTAATGGTTTGATATATTCGTATGAGTTTAAGTTCATACAGTATCCTCCGCTTGGATGACCATCAACGGTGTTCCTTTCACGGAATCCGATGTGAAAATCTACCGCACCGTGTAACTCTGCAACTCGCTTAGTTGCCGTGAGTGAATAGATTAAATCACCAAGATGTCCGGATTGGATTACTCTCATAGTTCTTGCAGTATTTCTTTGACCTCCAAATAAAACATCAACTCATTGCGATTCTCCCAAGTTTTATGAGACAACGCCTCAATGATTTGGTCAACTGCAACCAATGAGCAATCCTTAACCGTCAACGAGTTGTTAAACGATTCTTTGATTTCTTGTGCCTTGTCTTGTGATGTCATTCGTTTGGGGTTACTGGGATAGGCATCCAATATGCCACATCTATAATTGCATTGCTGTACTCCTCCACCCAAAGGTCATCAAAGTACCTTGCCAAAGTTATTCTCCCATCCGTTGTTGCTACCAACTGGATATCTTCATCTTGTGGTGGAAGTTTGTCCTCACCTCTCCAACTTGCTCTCATCTAAATTCAAAGTTATTGTGAAATTTTTGCTTTCTATTGTTTGGTCAATTGTCTCTTTTGGTTTGCCTTGTGATCGTGTTAACAACATCTCCAAGTTGAACAGGGAGTTTTTGTCGTGCGACTTCACCAAAGCACCTGCAATGATTCTCTCAAGGATGGTGAACTCTTCACCCTTGTCAATCTTCTCAAGGTCTTTGCGTGACATCGTGAGCATCGTGTTTACCGTGTCTTCAACTTGGCTTTTTTGATATCCAATTTCCTTGAGTTGTGTGATCAACTTCTTGGGTCTGCCGTGCGGATTTAGGACTTCACCTTTCTCAGGTCTTGTCAAACTTCCTCCGTGTGGTTGTGTTTCTTGTGTTGCCATTTTTACCGAATTAACTCCGAATTTATTTTGCCATTGACAATCTTTGTTCGTGCTTCTCTTTCAAGAACTCCTTGTATTGTTTTTTGTCACCATATTTGATGTGACATTCTCTGCACAAACACATTAAATTTTCAATGACATCCTTTGTCTTTGTCCCTCCCATTCCCCTTGCTTCTATGTGGTGAAGGTCGTTTCCAACTTTACCGCACACCTCACAATCTATGAATGAGCTGATGTCATATCCGAAATGGTTCATATAGATTTTGGTGTGGGGTTTCATTGCTCACCTCCTTTGTAGGTTAATTCCTCACCCGTCAAGGCAAAGTATAGGTTTTGTAGTTGGTGGACATACTGTATTTTAATTCTATCATTTGTTGTTCCTTCGTAATCAATGTCGCAATAACACATGGTTTCTTTGTTAATATAAAATCCATCAGGGTTATTCAGCGTATACAATCCGCTTACATAATGTTCTTTTGTTGTTTCATAAAACCCAAACTTAAACATCCAATGTTCGGTTAGTGGAATAGGTTCGTAATCTTCGGGTTTTACATAAGCCCCAAATTCTCCAATTTGGGAAATTGTTGCTTCAAAAAATCCTTCTTCCTTATTGGATTTGTTGTATGGTATCAAAACCCAATTGCCAATTCTTAATTCATTTGCTTTCATTGCTTACCCCCTCCAAAATATTGGTTGTACAACTTCTCTAAATTGCCTTTGATTTGCTCACTCACTTCTTGATGTCCAAATGTGTAGTGTAGTGCAAAAGCGATTGATTCTTTCTTGTGCATCTCTTTGGCTTTTTCTGTTGCTTCCAGTACTAACCTATTCAAAGTGATTCTGTCAAAATTGCCCTCCGAATATTGCTCAAATAATTCATAGGTTT